GGGGAGCGGAACATTGACGCGATCGTTGCCAGCTTACGCAAGTTTGGCCAGCAACACCCGATCGTGATCGACTCCAAGGGCGTCATCCTGTCTGGCAACGGTCGCTACATGGCCGCCGTTAAACTAGGGTGGAGCGATATCAAGGTGGTCGAATCGTCGCTCACTGGATCGGCTGCCACCGCTTACGCTATCGCTGACAACCGGACGGCAGAACTGGCCGAGTGGGATACCACGGCACTGGCTGAGACCTTGCGGGCGTTGCAATCGGAGGAGTTCGATACCACGGCGGCGGGGTATAGTGATGGCGAGATTGATGCGTTGGTGGAGGGGTTGGGGAGCGAGTTGCTTGGGGCGGATAAAGAGATCGTTGAAGATGAGATTCCGGAACCACCCGTTGACCCGATCACCAGGGCTGGCGATCTGTGGATTCTTGGTGAACACCGGGTGCTTTGTGGCGACTCGACGAAGGCGGCGGATGTGGCACGTTTGATGGCGGGAGCGAAAGCAGATCTTTGCTTTACTTCCCCACCATATAACATCGGTTCGCTTGGATGGGCAGGGAGTTCCAAGTATACGGCCGATAAAGACGAAAAACAGAGTTGCGATTATCTAGAATTTCTGACAAGCTCTACAAGATTAATCCTAAGTTATTCGACTGCCTCTATTATTAATATTCAACAAGTATCCGGCAATAAAATCGCGTTTATAGAATGGCTATATGAGTGGCGAAAACACATCGTAGATATAGCGATCTGGGACAAAGGCAATGCAGAGCCGGCGATGGAACCAGGTGTCCTTGGGTCTGCGTTTGAATATCTTGTCGTTCTTTCCAGCAAACTCAACCCGACACGCAAGCTGCCTCTCACGAGTTGGCGTGGAACAATCCAAAATATTCACAGGGGCGGTAAGCGATCTGGCAACCAAGACTCGAATATTCATCGCGCCACTTTTCCAATGCACTTGCCTGAGTACGGCTTCTTGATGTTTGATGTTGCGGACACAATCTACGATCCCTTCCTCGGCTCCGGCACCACACTAATCGCAGCCCAACAACTCAACCGCAAGTGCTACGGCATGGAAATCAGCCCCCAATATTGTGACGTGATCGTCAAACGGTGGGAGAATCTGACCGGAATGGTAGCCGTTCGAGAATCAGCCTGAGAACAAGCAAATAACACGCTATGCCTACACCACCACCACCCGAACACACCCGATGGGCTAAAGGCGTATCTGGCAACCCCGGTGGGCGGCCTAAGAAACGCTTTACGGACGTGCTTGAGAGACGCTTGGACACCCGGCCAGATTTAGTGGAAGGCTTTATTACGGTCGCGATCCAGAACGCCTTGAAAGGCGACTTTCGTTTCTGGTCAGCAATTTATGACCGTGTCGAGGGCAAGCTGGCAAATCCCATTTCGGTTGAACAAATCAGCACCGACGATTACGGCATCCTAGTCGAGTTACCCAAACCGGAAGTCACCGATGGCGAAAAAAACATTACTTCAGGCGACTGACCCACAGAAGCAATTTTGGGCTGACGAATCGAAGTTCACGGCCTTTGTCGGCGGCATCGGCAGCGGCAAAACTTTTGCAGGTGCGTTAAAGGTGCTCACCATGCCATCCAACAGCACCGGCATGGTATTGGCTCCAACATTCCCCATGTTGCGAACCGCATCACTCAGGGCATTTTTAGAGATTGCAAGACCTGCGGGATTGATCGAATCGTTCAACAAATCCGATTATGAAATGGTGCTCAAAGGCAACCGGACGATTTATTGGCGATCGGCTGACAACCCCGACCGACTCCGTGGTCCTAACTTGGGGTGGGTCTGGCTGGACGAGTCAGCGATGATGGACGAGGAGACATGGCTCATCGCGATCGGTCGCCTTAGGCAATCACCCGGTCAAGCGTGGATGACCAGCACGCCCAGGGGCACGCGGCACTGGCTTTACGATCTCGTCAAAAAGGCTCACGTTTCCGTCACCACAGCCACCTCCGCAAGCAACTTGTTCAACCCCGACGACTTCGTTTCATCCGTCTCGTCAATCGGGTCGGCAGACTGGCAACGGCAAGAACTTGGTGGTGAGTTCGTTGAACCGGGCGGGACTCTCTACAAACGGCACTGGTTCCAATCGGTGGACAAATTGCCAGACGGTGAACGTCTCTCAGTCCGGTCATGGGACACCGCAGCCACCAGTGGTGGCGGCGATCATTCGGTGGGCTTACGGATGCACAAGATTGACGGCAAGTATTATGTCGATTCCGTGATCCGTGGCCAGTGGGGACCTGACGAGCTGGACAAGATCCAGCAGCAGACAGCCGAGACCGACGGGCAGGATGTGTCGATTATCTTGGAGCGCGAACCGGGATCAGCGGGCAAGCGAATCAACCAATATACCCGACTTGCTTTGTCTGATTACCACGTGGTCGAAGAGAGTCACACCGGCGGCAAGTACCAACGAGCGTTACCATCGGCCAAGGAAGCGGCTCGCGGTGGGATCGTGCTGGTCAAGGGTAATTGGATCACCGCCTTTCTCGATGAGATCGCTGACTTCAACGGCGAAAAAGATCAGGTGGACGACCAGGTGGATGGGCTTTCGCTGGCCTTCAATTACCTATTCAGGAAAGTGGGCGTATCGCTCTAATTCAAAAAGAGTTAAGATATGGGCTGATAATTACTTGATTCCGGCTTAGGAGCACCACCGTGAACTACTTTGGACAGATGATCAGCGGCCTTACAAACGGCGTCAAAACGCTCTTCTCAGGGCGTGGTGGTGGTGGATCGGTCTACGCACAACGTGCCAGGCAGATCCCATCGGCACGATTCGACTGGATCTCTGAGGCCGGTGATTTCCGACAGAATCCAGTAGTCGCACTGGGGCTGGACTGGATCACCCGCAATATCACCAGCGTACCCTTGAAACTCTATATCAAAACCAAGTTTGGCGAGGAAGTGGAACTGGAAGGCCACCCCGTTTTGGACATCCTCAAATGCCCTAACCCGATCTACTCCGGACACGCCTTGATCAGTGCCATCGTGACTGACCTGATGACCAGCGGCACGGCGTTCGGTTACATCGCCAACACCAACGCGGGCAGTGTCGGTGAGCTGTACTGGATGGACGCCAGACAGATGGCACCGGACTTCCCGACCGATGGCAGCCGATGGTTGAACCAGTGGAAATATCTGCCTGCTGGAACGGGCCGAATCGAAGTCTTTACGCCCGACCAAATGATCGTGTTCAAACGTGGCATCGACAGCTGGAACGACCGGCTTGGCTACACTCCGCTTCTGGCGTGTTGTCGTGAAATCGCTCTGGTGAACATGCTTTCAGGCTACACCGGGGCCATCCTGAAGAACGCTGGCGTGACGAATATTGTGGTGACTCCGAGTGGTGAAAATGTGATCCAAGAAAAGCAGCGGGACCAACTTCGCACGACGATCATGGACAGCATCAGCATGGACAGCCAAGGCAAACCGCTTGTTTTCTCATCTCCGGTGAACGTCTCCAGCCTCGGAACCATGCCACGCGACATGATGCTGACGGATGTGGACATGCACGCGGTCGCACGCATCACATCGGCAATGGGCCTGTCTCCCATGCTTCTGGGACTTCCTGACCCCGGCAAAACTTACAGCAATTATCGTGAGGCACAGCGGGCCGCTTGGATCAATTCAATCGTGCCGTTTCAGGAGCTGATCCGGCAGACGCTGAACGAACGTCTTTTAAGCATTTACGACCCGTCCGGTCGGTTGCAACTCAAATGGGATTACGCCAACGTCGAAGCACTGGCCGAGGATCAAAAGGCACAGGCCGACCGTGCCGTGAACCTGTACAAAACCGGCCTGATCACGCGAAACGAAGGCCGTCGGATCGTCGCCTTGGAACCGACCGAAGATGGTGACAATTACTTCACGGACAACTCACCAGCACCGGGAGGCGCGTTTGATGGCCAAAAGCAAAGCCAAATCGGTGTTGAGTCTGAAGCCTGATCCGGTCAAGGTAAAAGACGAGGAGCGAATATTCCAGTCGATGTCGAAATTGCTCGCTGCGGTTTGGTGGCGATTGGAGCCGATCTACCGCATTAAGTTTGAAACCGCATCAGGTTACGACCGGAAACAGATGTCGAACCCGATGCGGGTCCACATCACGCACGACATCGCTGATCCGCTTTTGCAACAGTTCGTCATGAACATCTTGGGCATCTTCGACGCATCGGCACGAAAAGCACGAGTCAGGCTAGGTCAGCAGGATGTGGCCGACTGGGATATCCGCAATGTCTCGGTTTACGATCAGATCAAGCGGCACGAAATCCGGCTCGCCATGTCCACGATTGATGACATCCAAGCCAGCACCGCAGACGAGGCTCAGCGGCTCATCAAGCAAATGCAGCAGGATCTGCTCGAAGGTCAAAAGGCAGGCGATACCCTCAAAGACAAGACCGATCGCCTGGCCAAATATTTCGGCGAAATGGCACGCTGGAAAGCTCGCCGGATTGCCATCACCGAATCATCGCGTGGCCAGAATTATGGCTTTCTGGCTGGAACCGAGGACATGGACACGGTGGCCGGATATCGCTGGATGTTGTCCTCAGACGCCTGCGAACAGTGCCACCGGGTCGGGACCATCAACGGGCGTCCAAGACTCGTCAAAAAGGGTCAACCGTTTGCAACGGGGCAAGCGTCCGAGGATTATTACGCCACCATCCAGTGTCCTCCACTGCACCCCGGCTGCCGCTGTAGCGTGTCGGCAGTGATCGACGACGAGCAACCGACTAAATGGGATGACACGATCGCCGATTAGTGATACACTTGAACCGTTATTGATTACTTACCCCACTGAGGCCGCCGCCATGCTCAAAACTACCGAGATCACCGTCAAGGCCAGTCAAGGCGGTTTTGAAGGCTACGCCAGCACCTTTTACAGCCTTGACCGGGCTGGTGATGTGGTTATGCCAGGGTGTTATCAGGACTGCCTGAAAACGTTCTTGTCTGACAACTTCATTGGCGGATCAATGCACAATTGGTCAGCACCATTGGGTAAATATACAGACGCTTGGGAGGATTCCAAAGGGCTATTTGTCAAAGCGAAATTCAGCGACATCGCAGCTGCGAAAGAGATGCGGACGCTGATCAGTGACGGCGTCATCAAGATGCTCTCTGTGGGCATGGAACCGCTTAAGGTGTCCAATGTTACACCGACCGAGTTGAAAGCGATCTGGGACAAGGCTGGATACGCTCCTGACGAGGCCGACTTGAGACGGCTAAAGAACGCCAAGACAATTCGATTGATCGAAAAGGCTAATTTACTGGAGGTTTCGCCCGTGACAGTTCCCGCCAATAGCAACGCCAGAATTATGGCATTTAAAAGCTGGGACGCTTGCCCACCAGCATTCAAGAACTTTGTCAATCGTGCCCTACAGTCGGCACGCCAGATGGTCGGGACCGACCTGAAAGCCGGTCGCGTGTTGTCTGGTAAAAACGAGTTGAAACTAAAGGCGATGTTGGAGGTCTTGGCGAGTGTCACGGAAGAGATTGAAAACCTCCTGAATCTGGTCAGTCAGTCACCGATGGATGCGACCGAAGAGGCTGAAGAAGAAGTGGAAGACGTACCGGAAAAGAAGTCGCACGAGGTGGGCGTGATTGAGGCGCAACGTCTGGCACTCTTGATGGAAATGGTGTGAATCATGGCCGCAGGATCATATCAGATCGTTGACATCGAACAGGGTGCTGACTGGAATTTGTATTTGATATTTCAGGAGGCGAACGGCACGGCCACGAACCTGACCGGATGCTCGCTGAAAATGAAGATCAAGACCGATTACACCGCAAACAACGGAACTCTTGTCGCCAATCTGACAACCCCATCCGGTGGCATTTCGATCACATCTCTGGTCGGTGGGCTGGCAACGGCTACGATGAATGCGGCATTCACCAGCAATCTGACTGCTGGAAACTACTTGTACGACCTAAAATTGGTATCGCCCACAGGCTTGATTGACCGTGAATTTCAGGGCGGTGCCGTGGTCCTGCCGGGGGTGACTGACTGACATGGCACAATCAATTATCATCCGCAAATCGGCTGGCAACACGCTCGTGATACGGGCGTCAAATAGCTTTACCACGCTCGGTGGTGTGTCCACGCCCGCGACGACCACCACGATCGGCGGCGTGATCGTCGGAACCGGGCTATCAGTCACC